TCCTCTGGCGCATATCCTGCTGACTGAGGTAAGCGACATGGCTCTTGCTGGCCTTATCTCTGGCGAGATCATGCCTGACGTTACTGCTGGTATCCCTGCTCTTGGCAGGAGCAGCGACGTGCAGAACCTGCTCATGGCTGCACAGGAGCTTGTGAGTATCGCCCCTGTGGTGCAGCTTGATGAGCGCCTGAATCCGCAGAAGATCGTTGATCTTGTGCTGGCAGGCAGAAGCATCGACCCTGATACTCTGTTCTACACACCAGAGCAGCTACAGCAAATTCGTGAGGCCAAGCAAGCTCAGCAAATGGCTCAGCAGAATCTGCTGCAAGCCAATACGCTCGCTCAGCAAGGTGAGCAAATCCAGAATGTCCTAGGAGGTTGAAATGCCTGAAATCGAAAACGTTGCAATCCCGCCTGCTACCGCCCCGCAAGTGCCTGAGGCAAGCGTAGCCCCTGCGTATGGCCAGCCAATTCCGGCTAGCCCTAATCCTGTGCCGCCTACAGTGCTGGACCCTCGTAAGCCTGCTCTGCTGCAAAACCCACAGGCTCAGCTGCCTGAGCAACCTCAACAGCCTCAGGATGCGCTTGTACAGGCCCTACAAGCCTTTTTGCAGCTTCAGCAAGGGGGTACCCCTAGCCAGCCTGCTACAGAGGCTGTAAAGCCCTCTACGCAAGCCACAGAGCCTATCGAGGACGCTATCCCTGTGCAGGAGATCAAGGACCCAGTGGTGCAGGGGATGGTGCAGGTGCTGCAAACCTTTGGGGACATCGACGTCTCTCGGGTGATCACCAAGGCCATCCAGTACAACGACCCTGCCTTGATCGACACGGCGTATCTGAAGTCGGTTGCTGGCGATAAAGCTGAGCAAGCAGAGAAGGTTGCCCGTACCCTGGTGCAGACCATCAGCAACAAGGCTGCGGAAGTAGAGCAGCAGGTGTTTGCGCTTGCTGGTGGAGAGGCTCAATGGGATGCAGCGGTTACGGCGTTCAATCAAGTAGCTCCGCGTGAGCTGAAGCTTGCTGTGGCTCAGATGCTGAACACCATTGACCCTGAGATGGTGCAAGCAGGGGCTAAGCTGATTGTGCAGTTCAGTCAGCTCTCTGGCGCTGTACCGCAGCAGGGTACGCCATATGCTCCGGCTATGCCTGTTACCCAGGCTCAAAATGCGCTCACCAAGGAGCAGTTCAAGCAGGAGGTAGCTAAGCTCAATCCGAATGACCCGAACTATGCACAGCTCTACCAAGAGCTGTACAACCGCAGAGCGCTCGGTAAGCGTCTCGGTATGTGAGGAGAGCGAAACAATGAATCCGTCTTGGGACGAGACCTTTATCGAGCTGGCCCTGGTAATCGCTCGACGTAGCAAAGACCCGAGTAGCAAAGTAGGGGCTTGCATCGTTGATGCGAACAAGAGAATCATCTCGCTTGGATACAACGGTTATCCCAGTGGGATTGATGATACAGCTTGCACGGATACCCGTGAGGTCAAGCTGTATAAGACGCTGCATGCAGAGGAAAATGCTATCCTGTTTGCGCAGCGTAACCTGCACGGAACTACGCTGTACGTTACGCACATGCCTTGTCCTAGGTGTGCTGCGAAGATCGTACAGGTAGGTATTCGCTCTGTCGTATTCCTGCCGCAAGCCTCTTTTGAAGAACGGTGGGCAAACGAATTGCGAGTAACCCGAGAAATCTTTGACCAAGCTAAGGTGGCATATCGCTACCTAATTCTCTAAGGAGAACAACATGCCCAATACTGTATGGCAACCCGCACTCGCACGTCCGCATTGGGCTGGTGCTAATGCTGACGTTGATATTCATCTGGAGGCTTACGAGGGCGACATCGAGGGTTCTTTCCGAGTGGAAAGCCTCTTTCGCTCCAATGGCCTGACGAACTTCAAGCAAGTCCAAGGCAAGACCAATACCTGGCGCGGTGATCGCGTAGGCGCTGCGGTTGTGAAAGGCCGCAAGAGCGGTGAGGCTCTGGAACCCACCCGTATCGTGAATGAGAAGTTCGTGATCACGGTGGATACTACCTCGTACATCCGCACGCCTATCGACTACAACGACGATTGGACTGCCCCGGACTTCCGTGCGGAGTACAGCGCTGAGCATGGTTCTGCGCACGCCAAAGCGTTCGACCAAGCGCACCTCATTCAGCTCATCAAGGCTGGTAAGTGGCAAGCGCCTGCCTCGCTGAAAGCCTCTGGCGCTTTCTATGATGGTATCTGGAAAGCCCTCTCCAGCTATACGGGCTGGCCTACTGGAACCGCTGCTCAGAAAGCTGAGGCGCTCGTTCAAGCCCATAAGGACTGCATCGCTGAGTTCATCAAGCGCGATCTCGGTGGCGCTCTGAATGAATTCACCACGCTGGTCTCGCCTGATACGTTCAACCTGCTGCTCGAACACGAGAAGCTGATGAACGTGGAGTTCCAAGGCAGCGACCCGATGAACAACTACGCTCAGCGTCGCATTGCGTGGGTGAATGGTCTGCGTATCATCGAGACCCCGCGATTCCCGACTGGTGCGATTACTAACCATTTCCTTGGGGCTAGTTACAACGTAACCGCTAACGAGGCCACTGCTCGGATGATCATCTTCCATCCGCGCAAGACCCTTGTTACCGTTGAGGCCCAAGGGATGACCGTGCGCATTTGGGATGACAAAGAGCGCTTCGCCAATGTGCTGGACAGCTACACGATGTACAACGTGGGTGTCAAGCGTGGCGATGCCGTAGCGGTTATCGCTGAGGCTGCGCCTACTACTACTACTCCGTGATGTAACTCCGTGATGTAACTCCGTGATCTAGCAAGGGGACCTAGGGGCTGAGGATACTCGCTCTTAGGTCCCCTTTTTGATGACATTTACATAAAGAGGGGATTATGAGACTTCTGGACGCTATCAACATGGTGCTGCCAAGGCTCGGTGAGAGGCCGGTTACTAGCACAGAGGTAAAGCACCCTACGCTGGCTGTGCTGCTGCCAATCTTCGACCGAGTGCGTAAGCAGCTATTGATGCAGGGATGGTGGTTCAACACCTATCGCTATACCGCCTATCCCAATTCTGATGGGGTGATCGACATTGGTGCGAATACTCTGAAGTTCATTCCAGACCCCGAGTATCCCGCTGTAGTGCGAGGGCAGCAGCTCTACAACACCAAGACCCTGACCTACAAGTTCGATACGCCGGTCTCTGGCGTTGTGGTGCATGATTTGCCATTTGATGCGCTACAAGAATCCGCTGCGGACTACGTGTTGAACACCGCTAGCATCGAGGCTATCAGCACGGACATCGGCGTTACGCAAGAGCTGCAAGTCTGGCAAGCGATGGCTAATGCTGCTTACAATCAGCTCATGCAAGAGCATCTTCAGCAGATGCGGTATAGCACCAAGAACACCAAGACCTGGAAGAAAATTCAACGCGCTCTGCGTAGCTAAGGGGCTGCGCTGAGCCAAGGAGCAGACTATGCCGACCTATGAAAGCGCATACAAATCCCTTTTGCAAGGTGTCTCGCAGCAAATCCCTGAGGAACGGCTACCTGGCCAGCTCTCCGCTCAAGTGAATATGCTGAGCGACCCTGTAACGAATCTGCGCAGACGTCCTGGCGCTCAGCTCAGGGCTGTGCGGATGATGCCAAGCGCTACTTGCGACAGCATTCGCGGATTCTTCACGGATATTGCAGGGGCTAGGGTGCATGTAATTATCTGCACTCGGGCAGGAGCTATCTTCGTGTTGAATGAGAATCTGCAACAAGAGGCCCTGCTGGATACAGGAGGGTACTGCATTGCGCAGAACGCGAACAACATCCGCGTGGCTACCGTAGGCAATGAGTTCTTCATCCTGAACCGCGAAAAGGTGCCTCAAATTCAAAGAAACTACAGCGGTTTCAACCCGAATAATGCAGGGTTCTTCTATATCGTCTCAGGAGCTTTTAGCCGGACCTACACGGTAACGGTTGGGTTCGATAACGGCTCTTGGAGCTTTACCGCCAGCTACACCACGCCTAACGGAACTGGCGTAGATGACGCTTCGAGAGCTACGCCTGAGTACATTGCGCAGCAGCTAGCAAATCAAATTGCTGCTCAAAACATCGGTGGGCTGTTCGTAGATCGTGATGGGGCTTTTGTCTATCTCACAAGAAACAACGGTATCACGGTGAATAGCCCCATTGGTACCAGCTACATGGTGGTCTCGAAGAATAGCTCTGTGAGCAACGTGGGCTTCTTACCTAGCCGGTTGCCTGTATCCGCCAATGGCTATATCTGCCGTGTAGGTACTGGGAAGTCTGCTCAGTACTATCGCTACAATTCTGCCACCACGGAGTGGGAAGAAACAGGGGCCTATGGCTCGCCTACGAGCATCACGAACTGCCCGATTAGCTTGTACTGGAATGGCAGTGCTTGGGCCATTGACAATTCCCCGTTCGAGGGCCGCAAGGCTGGCGATGATGAAAACAACCCGCTGCACGAGTGGATGCAGTACGGCATCACTGGAATATCCAGCTATCAAGGACGGCTGGTGCTGCTCTCTGGCCCTATGGTCTCGCTCTCGGAGAGCAATCAGCCTCGCCGATTCTTCCGCAGCACGGTAACGACTGTCGTACCCTCTGACGCTATCGAGATTGGTAGCGGTATGAATACCTCTGCCGCCTATGAGTGGGCGGTGCCTTTCAATAAGGACCTGATACTCTTTAGCCAAGCGTATCAAGCCGTCATCCCTAGCGGTAATACCGCTATCACCTCTAGCACGGCCACTGTCGTGCTTACCTCGACATACGATACGGATACCACGTGCTGCCCAATCAGCATTGGCCGTACTCTCCTGTACCCCACTCCGCGCAGTGAAGATTTCTTCGGCTTTATGGAAATGCTGCCAAGCAGCTACACGGATTCGCA